CGGGGCGCTGTGCGAAGTCGCAAAGCGCCTGGTGCATCCGTAGCATGCGGATCGGCTGTTTGCTGACGCACGGGGCCGTGCTGGTTGCGCTCCTAGCGGGTTGCGTGCTCGGCGTCGTGGAAGTGGCGAAGCGAATCTTGTAACCACCGACCAGCGCCCGCTCCGCGCTGTTCTGGTAGAACGGGAAACGCCGCCCGGGACCGAGACCCCGAGCGGCGCCACAAGGGACACCGACCAGCACCGGAACGCTATCCCGGTGCGCGACGAAAGGCAAGGCATGAGCGACAAGTATGAATCGCCCGAGCAGCAGATCCAGGTGCTCCAGCAGCTCCGGATCACGAGCGCCGCCATGGGGCAGACCCTGGCCGAGCGCGAGCTCGCCGAGCGGCTGCTCCGGGCGGAGCTCGAGCTCGAGGCGCGGAATGCCGGCATCACGAAAACGGAGGCGGAGAAAGTGGCGAAGGTCGAGCCGCGCTATCTGGACCATGTGCGGCGCTCGATCCAGTTGAGCTATGAGCGCGCGGTGACGGACGCCGAAGCCGAAGCCACGGCGTACCGCATCCGACTGGCCCTGTTGCCCGTGGAGGCGCCATGACGGCCGCGGCGGTGGTGCCGGTCGCGGCGAACGTTGAACTCGGCGTGCTCCACGCCAACGCGCCGGCCGAGTTGCTGCGCGTGGCGACCGAGGCGGCGAACGCGCTCGCTGGGGTGATCCAGGCGAAGTCGCTGTACAACACGATCAGCGGGCGCCGCTATGTACGGGTCGAGGGCTGGACCACGCTCAGTGCGATGATGGGGTGTCTGCCGCGCGAGGTGACGGAGGCGACGCGGCAGCATCAGGACGGGAGCTACGAGGCCACGGTGGAGCTGGTCCGCATCTCGGACGGGGCCATTCTCACCCGGGCGTCGGCGGAGTGCGGGATGGATGAGCCGCTCTGGGCGGACCGGCCGGATTACGCGCGGCGCTCGATGGCCGTGACGCGCGCCACCTCCAAGGCCTGCCGGATCGCGTTCTCGTGGGTGATGGTCCTCGCGGGATATGAGCCGGCCCCGGCAGAGGAGATTCCCGATCCGGCGGAGGCCCCGCGCTCGAGCGGCCCCCGCTGGAAGGGGAAGCCGATGGTTGACATGCCGACGGATGATCTGGTGGGCTTGAAGGCCTGGATGCAGAAGACGGACCCGAAGAAGTGGGCGGAGAAGGCGGCCCAGATCGATGAGATTCTTGGGGGGCGGTCATGAACCGACCGCCGCCGATTTCGTACCTCTCGGATCAGCCGGCGGCGTGGGCGAAAGCCCTTCGCGAGGCGAGCACATTGCTCGAACTCAAACGCCTCTGCGGCCTCTGGCGCGAGTGGGTGCCCGATGCGCTGCAGCGGGTGGCGACCATGAGCGATGCCCAATTTCGCGCCTTTCACGAGGGGTTGATCGCGCGGACTTCCTCCCTGCACTGGGCGGAGCAATACGGAGTGATTGCGGTTCCAGAGCGCCTTCTGAAGGTCAGTGTGGTAGCCATCAGATACAAAGCGCCCTTCGGTACGGCAGCCATTCGGCTGGCGGAAGTGCGTGGCAGTGAACCCGAATGGCAGTGGTTGTCGCCGCTGGTGGATGGAGCGCGGGCGGTATGACCCTCACCAAGCATCAGCGCCAGGATCCGGACGGTTACGTGATGGACGTGCGCTCGGGCTTCCGGGTGCGGGACGCGGCCGGCCAGGCACTCCGGCCGCCGCTCCCCGTGTATCGGTGCACGCTCTGCGGTGCGGAGACCACGCGGGTCGTGCTGGCCGGCGCCGTGACGCAGACTCGACCTGAGTGGCTGTGGTTTGAGGCGAGCCAGGCTGTCTGTGAGGCATGCGAAGAGCAACGCATCCTCGCCCAGGCGCGGCGCATCCGGGATAACGAGCAGGTGTTACCCCATCTGCGGGAGGCGGCGGTGGCGTTCTTGGAGAGGCACGGGGAAGCATGACGGAATTGATGCGGGGTTTGAAGCTGCACCACGACGATGAGGGCGTGGATCGCATCGAGATCGACATCGTGCCGCGCTTCAAGACGAGCGATCTGAGCGGCGACCAGTGGCGCGTCTCCGCGCGGCTTCGCGCGTATCGCAAGGGTGAATTGGTGGGCGAGCAGTCGTATCACAACATGGAAACGGCCGTGTGTTTTCTCTGGGCGATATTGGCGCGGTGGCGGAGGATCTGGTGAGCCGCGCGTGCTACACCGAGGATCTGGACCAGTGGGCGCTCGTTCGCTGGCGCGGCGCGTGCTCGAGGTGACGGCGCTGCAGTAGGAGGGGCGGCTCCGAAGCGGCCCGGCGCGCCGCCAGTGGCATGTGTTACGGCCGGGCCATTCCACATCGCATGTGGATAAGCTGCGGCTTGACAGGAGGATAGAGAGCGATAAGGTTAGGCGGGCGGGCGAGCCGTCAGGACGGCGACCCTGCCTGCACAGCGTGGCCTAACCAGGGGATACCCCCGTGCTGGTGGTTGATCCCGTTTCCGCCCTGTTAGGCCGGCGGGGCGGGTCCTGCAGCCACCACCCGGGGGTTTCTCATGGGCGGTCTCGCCACGGACGCCACGACCTACGCTGCCCATCGCTGGCCCATCTTCCCGATCGCTCCCCGCGGCAAAGAACCTCTCACCCTGAATGGCTTCAAGAGCGCCACGACTGACCCCGCGCAGATTCACGACTGGTGGACGACCTGGCCCGACGCGAACATCGGGTTCGTGCCGGGGCGCGCCCAGCTGCTCGTGCTCGATCTCGATGGGCCGGAAGGCGAGAGTGCGGCTCAGGCACTGGGGGCGACGGCCGAGCCGACGCTCACGGCCATCACCGCACGGGGGCGGCATCTCTATTTTCAGCACCCTGGCGGGCATATCGGCAATCAGGCGTTGAGTGCCCACCTCGATGTGCGGGCGGATGCGGGCTATGTGCTCTTGCCGCCGAGTGTGCATCCGTCCGGCGCTGTGTACCGCTGGATCGGCAAGCTCGACGAAGTGACGCCGCTGCCGCCGCTCGTGCTCGCTGCGCTGCAGAGCACACCCGCGCGATCCCTGCCCCTGCCCGAGCTCATCGCCCATGGGCAGCGGAATAGCCAGCTCTTCAGTCTGGCAGGGAGTCTGCAACGCCGCGCGGCCAGCCCCGCGGCGATCCGGGCCGCGCTCGAGGTGGAGAACGCGCAGCGCTGCCGCCCGCCGCTGCCCGAGACGGAGCTTGAGGAGATTGTCGAAAGTGTGCAGCGCTATCCCCCCGCCGCGGGCAAGAATGGCCGGCCGTCCGGCACGGTATCAGACTCACCCGCCCGCCGCTATCGCCTCATCCCCGCGCACGAATGGGCGGCCATGCCGCCGCCGCCCTGGCTGATTGATCGCTGGCTCCCGCTGGGCACGGTGGATGTGTTGTTCGGGGCGTCGGGACTCGGCAAGAGCTTCGTGTCCTTGGATCTCGCCTATGCCGTCGCTCGCGGCGTCCCCTGGCTCGGTCATGCCGTGAGCACGCCCGGTCCGGTCGTCTATCTCGCGGGCGAGGGCGGGGGATCCCTGAAAGTGCGGTGCGCGGCCTATGAACACTATTACGGCGTCGGGGACGTGCCGCTCGTGATCCTGCCGGATCTCGTCCGGCTCGCGGAGCCCGGCGACGTGCTCGCGTTGATCGGATCGATCGCCGAGCAATGGACGGACGGCATTCGCCTGCTGGTGATCGATACGTTGGCCGCAGCGTGCGCAGGATTGCTCGATGAGAACAAGACGCAGGACATGACGCGGGCCTTGACGGCGATCGAAGAGATCCAGCAGCGCACGGGCGCGACCATTTTGGTCATTCACCACACGGGATGGTCGACCCAAGAGCGGGAACGGGGCGCCTCGGCATTGCGTGGCCGGTGGGATGTGGCCATCAGCCTGAATACGAAAGAGGGCGCGGTGCAGCTCACCGTGCCGAAGGCACGCGATTTCGAGCCGCCGAGCGCTATTCCGCTCCGCCTGCACGCGCATCACGGCTCGATGGTCGTGCTCCGAGAAGATCGCGGCGAACGGGAGCGGCCGCTCACGACGGCAGAACGCTTGATGCTCCGCTGTCTGCGAGAAATTGGCGGGAGCACTGGGGCGAGCAGCATCGAATGGGAACGGGCGAGCGAGCAGGCCCACGGGACGTTCTATCGCGCCCGGCAACGGTTGCTCGACCTCGGCGCCGTGGCGCTCGAGGGCCGCCGCTATCGCGTCGCCCCGCTCGGAGAGGCCATCCTGTGAACCGTCCAATATTGGCGCTGGACGACGATTGGACGACGCTGGACTTTGGACGAAAATCGTCCAAATCGATCGTCCACGGCTCTAGTGTTTCCGCCACTTCTGGGCGTCCCCCTCTTGGAGGGGGGACGGCCCCGTGGACGGATGGACAGGTGGACGGTCTGGTCCGTCCAGGCCACCGTCCATGAACGGCTGTCCCCTGTGCGGTCTGCCCTTCCAAGCCATGGCCCAGCGGCGGTCGACGCCCCAGGCGGCAGTGCAGGATCACTGTCACCAATGTGAGCAGGCCCGCGCCGTGCTCTGCAGCCGGTGCAATTCCTGGATCTGGTTCTGGGAATACGATACGCCCGACGCCCAGCGTGGACGACAACACATACAAGAAACCGCGGCCTGGTTTCCTCCCTGCGCTCGAGCCTACCTCGCGGAGCATCAGTGCCATGGGTCATGACCCTGCCCGGCCCGCCCGCGGCCGCCACCGCCACCGCTGGGAGTACAACCGGGGATTGGGATTGGCGTGGCGCCGCTGCACCGGCTGCCGCCGTGCGCAGATCTGGCTCCCCGCCGGGCCCAAGCGCCTCATCGGCCACTGGAGATGGGCCTAATGAAACCGCCTGATGTGGACCGCAAAGGCCGCCCGCATACCCAGCCGGCCGCCGATCCCGCGACCCTCGAGCCCTGGCTCGCCCGCGATCGCTGGGGCGGCCTCGTGCTTCTCGTGGGCACCTGCCCTGTGGCCTACCTGACCGCCGGGGACGTCGCCATCTTGAAGCAATCGGCGGGGTACCACTTGTGCTACCAACTCATGTTGCGCGAGTGCGGCCAGATCCGCTTCGACGACCCAGCCGCGCCGACCGGAACGTTCGAACGCGCCGCTCGGGAGACACCATGAAAGTCCTGCTGCTCGCTGCTTTGCTGTTGGTTCCTGCTCTCGGCGCCGCGCAGTCGCCCTTCGCGGCTGAGCTCCGCGCCAGGGCTTCCATTTCGGGCATGGAGCCAGCGAGGACGCACGATCTCCAGCAGACCGCCCTCCTACCCCTCCCCGGAGCCCCGCCAACCTGTAGCGCCCGCTACGGCCTCGGCCGCCAGCTCGTAATCGGGGGCGTTGGCCTCATGGTGCTCGGGGCCATCGCCGGGGACACGCCAGGCACCGTCCTGGCCATGAGCGGCGTGGGAGCGTTGGGACTCGGTCTCTATCTGGTACTGCGGTGAGCTCCGCGCGTAGCACCATCTGCAAATGGCTGGGCTGCCCGCAGCCGGCTCCGCCGCCGCCCACCCTCGTCACGGGTGGGCCGACCATCGCGCTCGTCAATCGCGCCACCGTGACCCTCGGTCTGCCCGGTGGCAAGACGCTCGCCGACCTCGCCACCGCGCTCCAGCAGTACGTCAGCACGCTCCTCGCGCCCGCGTGGGGCACACCTTGTCACGTCATGGTGGCCGCGAATGTGCTCGAGGATGCGTGGGGCTTGCTGCTCATCGACACCGCCGACGTCGCCAACGCACTCGGCTACCACGACCTGACCGCCGCGGGGCTCCCCCTCGGCAAAGTGTTCGTCCAGACGATCCGCCAGTACGGGGAACGGGTGGATGTCACCGCGAGCCACGAGCTCGCCGAGATGCTCGTCGATCCGAGCATCAATCTCCTCGCCACCGGAGTGGTGCGCGTCGAGGACGCCTACGCCTACGAGGTGTGCGATGCGGTGGAGGAAGATCCCAATATCGATGTCGCAGGCCTCCAGCTCTCGAACTTCGTGCTGCCATCCTACTTCGAGGACTTCCATCCACCGGGGACCCGCTACGATCATCTCGGCGTGCTGCGGAACGCCTTCACGATCGCGCCGGGCGGCTACATGGCGATCCTCCAAGGCGGCCGCTGGACACAACTCTTCGGTTCGAACGCGAAGGCGCAGCGCTTTGCGCAAGAGGATCGGCGTGATCACCGGACGACCTTGCGGGCGAAAAAGCTCCGGGGCGAACCCTTGCAGCGCTCCGCGCATCGGTGAGACGGATGGGCGATCCCACCGGCAAAGAGCGGCCCAGACTACGGAAGCCCCGGCACGGCGGTGGGTTGCTGTTGACCGGCGGCAAGCCCGGCAACAGAGGCGGCGGTCGCCTGCCCGATGACTTCTACCCCTGGCTCCGCCGCCTCATCAACGATCCGCGCGTGCGGCGCCGCTACGAGGAGATCCTCCTCCACGGCGAGCATGAGGTATTCTTGCGGGCCCTGCAGGCCGGCCTGGATCGCTTGTACGGCAAAGCCGCGCAGCCGATCTTCACCCCCGAAGGCACGAGCCTCGAGGTGACCCTACGCGATGCGGAACAACAGTTCGACAGCCGAGTGGATCGCCTCGCTCGACGCCTCGGCGCGGCAGGCATGCCTGAATGGCCTGACGGCGGCTCAGAAAGCGGCGGCGCTTTATAAGTGGGAATTCTGGGCCCGCCCGTCCCAGCTTCCCCCGCCCCGCGCCGCGGAATGGCGCATCTGGCTGCTCCTCGCCGGTCGCGGCTTCGGCAAGACGCGCGCGGGCGCCGAATGGATCCGCCACCGCGTGGAACGCAAACAGGCCAGTCGCATCGCCCTGATCGCCCCGACGCCCGCCGATGCGCGGGACGTCATGGTCGAGGGCGAATCCGGGTTGCTCGCGATCAGCCCGCCCTGGAATCGCCCGCACTTCGAGCCGTCGAAGCGTCGGCTGTTGTGGCCCTCGGGTGCGATGGCGACGATCTTCTCGGGCCATGAACCCGATCAGCTCCGCGGCCCCCAGCATGACACGGCGTGGTGCGATGAGCTCGCGTCGTGGCAGTACGTGCAGGAGGCCTGGGACAACCTGCAGTTCGGGATGCGGCTCGGCGATCCGCGGATCTGCATCACCACGACCCCGAAGCCGCTCGCCCTGCTTCGCCAGCTCGTGACCGATCCGCAGGTGGCGCGCACTGGCGGCTCGACCTACGAGAATCGCAGCAACCTCCCCGATGCGTTCTTCGAGCAAATCGTGAAGCGCTACGAGGGTACGGCGCTCGGCCAGCAAGAACTGCACGCCGCGCTACTCGACGAAATGCCGGGGGCGCTGTGGACGCGCACCGTGCTGGAGCGGTGCCACGTCATGAAGAGCCCGCTACTGCGCCGCATCGTGGTGGCGATCGACCCGGCCGTCACGGCCACCGAAGAGTCGAGCGAGACGGGGGTCATCGTCGCCGGCCTCGCCGACAACGGCCACGGCTACGTGCTGGCCGATCTCTCTGGGCGCGTCAGCGTCGACACGTGGGCGCGGCGCGCGGTAGGTGCCTATCACGAGCACCGGGCCGACCGCATCATCGGCGAGCAGAACAACGGGGGCGATCTCGTGCGCCACACGATCCACACCGTCGATCCCCAGGCGGCCTACAAGGCCGTCATCGCCTCCAAGGGGAAGCACACGCGCGCCGAGCCGATCGCCGGGTTGTACGAGCAGGGGAAAGTGCACCATATTGGCACGTTCCCCCAGCTGGAGGATCAGCTCTGTACCTGGGTGCCGGGCGAGCCAAGTCCCGACCGCATGGACGCGCTCGTGTGGGCGCTGTCCGAGCTGATGCTTGGGCCGCCGGCGCAACTCGTGGCCCCGAAGTCCCTGACGCGGAGCAGCCCGTGGATCCGGTGAAACGCTCTGCAAGTGCACTGACGGCAGCGCTTGAGGAGCGCATCGCTCAAATCCTTGGTGCACTTAATGACTGCGCGGATCCGGAATGTCGAGATCTGATCAAGTGGGAAATCGCACCGCGAGTGGCGGCCAGTATTGAGGCAGCAGTGCGCGCTGCTGGAGCCACCGTTCCATGGAATGTCCTCCATGGTCTCGGCGTACGATGGTCTGATGCGGAAGTGGCGACGAATGACCAGCGCGTCATTGATGCAGCGCTTGATGCACTGAAACGTTCACCATGACCGCGCCGACGAAGCCCGCCCCGAACGGCCGCACCCTGAAGCAAGCGCCCGCCGAGACCGGCATCACCGCCGAGCTCGGCCGCACCGGGCTCCGCTACTGGGGCGGCCGGATCGACGAGGAGCTCCTTACCGAGCTCAAAGGCGATCAGGCCCGCAAAGTTTACAAGGAGATGGGCGACAACGATCCCACGATCGGCGCCCTGTTCAACGCCATCACGTGGCTCTGCCGCGTCGTCGAGTGGCGGGTGGAAGGGGAGACAGAGACAGACGAGCGCACCGATCTCGTCGAGTCCTGCATGTACGACATGTCGCACTCGTGGGAGGATCTCGTCTCGGAGATCGTGCGGGGCACCTTGCAGTACGGTTGGCAATGGCACGAGATCGTCTACAAGCGCCGCGTGCCGGGCAAGAGCCAGGAACCGGATGGGCAGATCGGCTGGAAGAAGCTCCCCGTGCGCGCGCAGGACACGCTGCAGGAGTGGCGCTTCGATCCCGAAGGCAGCGTCGAGACGTTCGTGCAACGCCCGCCGCCCGATTACCGCGAGCGCGCGATCCCGATCACCAAGTCGCTCCTCTTCCGCACCGAGTCGATCAAGAACAGTCCCGAAGGGAAGAGCATCCTGCGGAACGCGTATCGCCCCTGGTACTTCAAGCGCGCGATCGAGAACGTCGAGGGGATCGGCATCGAGCGGGACCTGGCGGGGCTGCCGGTGCTCTTCGCCCCGGCGCGGCTCTTTCTCTCGACCGCGACGAGTGAGGAGCAAGCGATCAAGGCCGAGCTCGAGAAGATCGTGACGCGTATCAAGCGGGACGAGCAGGAGGGCGTGCTGCTCCCCCAGCTGTACGACGATCAGGGGCACCCGCTGTATGACTTGAAGCTCCTCTCGACCGGGGGCCAACGGCAGTTCGATACGACGGCGATCATCAACCGCTACGACCTGCGGATCCTCCAGCTCTGTCTCGCCGATTTCATCCAGTTGGGCCACGAGAAGGTTGGGAGCTTCGCGCTGGCCTCGAGCAAGACCAACCTGTTCGCCGTCGCAATCGGCGTGTTTCTCGATCAGATCCAGAGCGTGTTCAACCGGTTTGCGATTCCGCGCCTCCTCGAAGTGAACGGGCTCGAGCTCGAGGATCCGCCGCAGCTCATGCACGGGGACATCGAGCAGCGCGAGTTGCTGGAGCTCGCGGACTATCTCAACAAGCTCGCGGCGACCGGGATGCCGCTCTTCCCGCAGCCCAAGCTCGAGGCCAAGCTGCTCGAGCTGGCGAAGCTGCCCGTCCCGACGCCCGAGGAGCAGGCCGTGCGCGATCTCGAGGTCGAGGCCGATCAGTTGGCGCAGCAGGAAGTGATGCGTAACGCGTCACAGTCCCAGAACACCGGGGCGGAACAGTCTGGACCTGCTGCGCCAGCACCCGCCGAGAAGCGTGATCTCGAGTTCAGCCTGGAGCGGATGCTGGCCGGCGAGAAGTCCGCTGCAGCAGGCAATGTGCGTCCGTTGGCCGATGTATTCGATGAGTTGCGCGCGCGGCACATGGTGATCAAGACGGAACCGAACATCACCGTGAATGTGCCGCCTGGGCAGCCGCCCTACATCGTGGAGGTGCCGGGCCCCGTGGCGCAGCCCCACATCACTGTGGAAGCCCCTGAGCCGCAGCACATCACGATCCAGCCGACGGCCGTCCCGCCGGCGCAGGTGACCGTGGAAGGCGCGCACGTCGAGGTGTCCCCGGTCGTCGTGCCTGCGCCGGCGGTCACCGTCGAGAATCGGGTGGAAGCCGCCGCACCCGTCGTGGTCCCCGCTCCGATCGTGCATGCGCCCGTGACCGTGGAAGCTGCGGCCGCGCCGAACGTGGACGTGCACGTCGCGGCACCCGAGTTCCCCGCGCCTGTGGTGAAGGTCGATCTCCCCCAGGTGACGGTGAACCTCGATGTGCAGCCGCTCGTCGACGCGATCGGCGAGGCGAGTGACAAGCTCAAGCGGCCGGACAAGCTCACCGTGGAGCGGAATCCGGACGGCTCGGTGCGCGAGCTGAAAGCCGAGTAGCCCCTACGGCGGACACGAAGATTTCGGGGCTCGCGGCGATCGACGCCGTGGCTGGCGGCGATGAGTTCGCCGCCAACGACGTCAGCGCTGCCGCCTCCCGCAAAGTCACCGCGGATCAGCTGGCGACCTACGTCACGCCCGCCGCCTCGGATACCGTCGCCGGCAAGATCGAGATCGCCATCCAGTCCGAGATGGAAACGGGGACGGACACGACCCGCGCCGTAGTCCCGGGTCGGCAGCACTTCCATCCGAGCGCTGCCAAGTTCTGGGTGAAGTGGACCGCGAATAGCACGACCATCGTCGTCTCCTACAACATGACGAGCATCGCGGATACGGGGGTGGGCGACGCGGACGGCACGATCGCCACGGACTTTTCCGGAGCGGATTGGTGTGGCCTCCTCTCGATCATCGACTCGACGCTTGCCTGGGATGCCACGTTTACCGAGGGATATGGCTTCAACGCCCAAGCCGCGGGGACGTTTGGCGTCCTGTGCGGCAAGATGCAGGATGGCGGCACCGCCGTCGCCACGGTGGAAGATCCCGATTCGTGGATGGTCTGCGGGTTTGGAGATCAGTAGATGCGTGAGCTGCGCACGCCCGATGTCGTGACGGTTGCGGTGTCCCGCCGGGATGGCGGCGTCACGGTGCTGCGGGTGATCGTGACCGAATACGTGCCCGATCCGAGCGATCCGACGCAGCGCCTGGTGTGGAAGCATTACGAGCCGACGCCCGAATACGTCGACACGCTCATTGCGCGCTACGTGGCGGATGGCCATTGGATCGGGCCCTTGGCGCCCGTCAGCTGGCGCTTCGTGCCGAATGAGTACGTGACCGATCAGACCGACCGCACGTTTCGCGATGCCTGGCAGGATGATCCGGACGGCGTTGCCCCGCTGGTACATATGCCCACAGCGCGCGAGATCCATCGCGAGCGGCTGCGCCAGCTCCGCAGGCCCGTGCTCGAATGGCTCGATGTGGAGTATGTCCGTGCGGACGAGCACGGCGACATCGTGCAGAAGCAAGCGATTGCGCGGCGGAAGCAAGCGCTCCGAGATGTCACGGCGGATCCCGCCATCGACGCGGCCGAGACGCCAAACGCTTTGCAGCGCGTGATCCCCGAGGTCTTGCGTGGCGGATAAATATCTCCTTGAGAATGGCGTCGACGCCTACCTGCTCGAAGACGCGAGCGGAGTGCTCATCCTTGAGGGCATCGCCGACAATCCCATCACGGCGAGTGATAGCGCCACCGAGACGGACGCCGCCGTCCTCAGCGCGCAGGCCAGCACGACGGACAGCAGCACCGAGAGCGAAGCGGCCCAGCTCGTCGCCACGACCAGCAGCAGCGAAACGGTTCTCACCACAGAAGGTGCGGGGCTCACCGCCGCGCTCACGGCCAGTGACAACGCCACGCTCACGGAGAGCGCGAGTGCCTCAAGCCAGGTCGGCAGCCAGGATGCGACCGACACGGACAGCGCCGTGCTGGCCGAGATCGAGGCGCTGCTCGCGGACGTCGCCGCAGTCGAGACAGGACTATTTGACGAGACGAGCGATCCGCCCCCGTTGCCACCGCCCGCGCCGCCCGCTCCCGAAGCGATCGGTGTGCATGTGCCCGGCCCGCTCGTCGTGCGCGCCGCGCCCCCGGTGGACGAGGAGGATCTCGTGCTGATGGTGAGCGCGTGGCTCTCGTGGCACCACTGATCGCGAAGACCCGCCCCGAGGAATGGCGGGCGCTGCATGCCGTGGCGGACCGCTTGGTGCCCTCCCTGCGCCGGGCGCTGCTCCAGGCGGTGGAGCGGGTGCGCCGGTCGATCTCCGTGAGCGACGTCGCGGCCGCGCTTGAGCGGGGCGACGTGGACGCGCTGCGGCGCATGGGCGTGTGGGACGACCTGGACGCCGAGCTGCAGCGCGCGTTGCGCCCCGTGGTGGAGCAGGGCATCGTCGGTGGCGGCCAGACGGCGATCGGCAACTTTCCCCCGAGCGTCCAGGCACAGATCCAATTCGACCTCACCAACCCGCTCGCGATCCGGGCGATCGACACGCAGGTGGCCGCCATTGTGCGCCAGCTCGTCAACGTGGACGCCGAGGCGATCCTCGGCATCCTGCAGCAGGGCTTCCGCGAGGGGATCCCGCCCCGGGACATGGCGCGCCGGATGCGGCAGTACTTGGGACTCACGCCGCAGTACGCGAACGCGGTGGAGCGCTACCGGGAAGGGCTGCTCGAGCAGGAGGTGGCGCCCGGGCGGATCGACGAGCTCGCCGCGGCGTACAGTGAGCGGCTGCGCCGCATGCGGGCGCTCACGATCGCGCGCACGGAGACGATCCGCGCATCGAATGGGGGACAGCAAGCCGCATGGCAGCAGGCGGAGCAACAGAAGTTGCTGGATCGCACACGCACCGTGCGCCGCTTTATCGTGACACCGGATGATCGGCTGTGCCCGATCTGTGAAGCGGTGCCCGAGGACAATCCGGACGGCGTGGGCTTGGATCAGCCCTTTCGCACGCAGCTCGGCTACGTCATGCATCCCCCGGTCCACCCCAATTGCCTACCGGGCGATGCGCTGGTAGCGGCCCGTGATCGGGTTACGGCCCAGAGTGAACGATGGTACGAGGGCGAGCTGGTGATCATCCGCACGGCACGCGGTCAAGAACTGGCCATCACCCCCAACCATCCGGTACTCACGGACCGCGGTTGGATGCCGGCGGGCGCGCTGCACGAACGCGACAATCTCGTCTGTGATCTGGCGTTTGAGGGGAAAGCGGGTGCTCACGACGATTATGAGCTGATGCCAACCGCAATCAAACAGGTAGCGCGTGCGCTGTGGGAGTCGGGCCAGATGGCGACCCGAGAAGTGCCACTCGCCCCCGAAGATTTCCACGGCGACGGGATCGGCGCCGAGGTCGCAATTGTACGGTCCGATCGCCTGTTGCGGAATCGTTGGCAAGCCCGCAGCGGCGAGCCACTCACCCACTTGACGCTCGCGTGGCGTTTGCCGAGCCATGCGCGCCACACCTTCGGCACGGCGACACGACCACTCCCACGAACGCGGCTGACCCCGCAGGGCCGCATGGGCAGCGCGCACTTGATGAGCCCGCTTGCGGGCGCTCATCTGGGACCACTTGAGCAGCTCGGCTTGGCGGCGGCCGCGTGGGGTGATGCCCGCTTCGACCAGCCGGAGTCGGATCGCCCGACGACTGATCCCGAGTGCATCCGCGAGCGCCTTTTCGGAGCGACCGGCCAGATACTGCTGGACGAGGTTGTCAACGTCGATCGCCAAGCGTTTCATGGGCCAGTCCACACGCTCGAGACAGAGAGTGGATGGTACATCGCTGGCGGATTCATTGTCAAGAATTGCCGGTGCGCGATTGGACTGGAGTTTGCCACATGAAGCCTCGCCGGATTGCCCTCGTCGCGGGCGCCGCGGGGCATGAGCGCGCCCCGCTCGGGGATCACAGTTGGGAATGTTGGGGCCTGAACGCGATGTGGCAGCATATCGACTACACCCGCTGCGCCCGTTGGTACGAGTTGCATCACCGATCATTTCTCACGTGGGAACAGGGTGGGACACGGGAGAATGCGTACTTTCGCTGGTTGCGCAGCTTGCGGGAGCTGCCCGTCTATGTGCACGATCGCAAGGAATGGCCGGAAGTACTCACGGCGCGGGCCTTCCCCTGGAAAGAGGTGCGGGCGCTTGTGCCCGCGTTCCAGAATTATCACGCCTGCTCGATCGACTGGATGCTCGCGCATGCGCTGCTCGAGGGGGCGACGGAGATCCGGCTGTGCGGCGTGGAGCAGCAGCATACCGCCGAGCCGCTGAGTTCGCGCGCCTGTGTGGAGTTCTGGGCGGGCGTGGCGATTGGGCGGGGGATCACCGTGAGCTCGGCGGATGGATCGACGTTCAAGCTCGCCCATCTGACCTACAGCCAGACCCCATATGCGTTCGATCCTACCTGGCTGCCGTGGGAAGATCGAACGTCGGGTAGTATGTTATCCCGACAGGCCGCGAGTCTCCGGGCGGCCGTCGCGGGCACCCATCAGGTGGCCACTCGCAAGGAGCGTGTCGGATGAGCACCGATCCCGTCTACATCATCGAACGCGAGGAGGTGGGCCTGGGTGCCCACAGTGCCGACGCCTTCGGTCCCC